ATTTTCATATTGTTTATTTAGAGCCTCTTTCATCTGTACCAAAGGAGCATCTTTATTCTTAAAGCTAGCAATAAAAGAGCTTTGTATTGTTTTACCAAAACTTTTGATACCAGACATCATGGTGGAGATAGAGGAAGAAAAGTCTTTATTAAAATTTAACAACATTGAACCAAAGGATGCACCAAAAGTATCCAAGTCCTGCTTCATCCTAAATTCATTAAATCTGTTTTTTAGGGTTTCGTCCATAGAGTTTGCAAAATAATCTGCAATTGTTTCGCCTTCTCTGATATTCCTGTTAGTATCTGTAAGGAAATCATCGGCGGTACCTTCAGGCCCTGCGCCCATTCTAGAAGCCAGCCTAGAGTTAGTGTTCTGTAAACTCTCAATAGATTGTGTTAATCCTTGAAATAAGGATTGCATCTCACTAATCAGATCGTCAATATCAGCCATATAAAAACCTCACCTGTAAATAGGTGAGGTGATAAATTATTTTCTTAAATTATTAGGTGCTTTAGGTTGATTGTGAGCAGTTAATGTTTGTCTATTGCTTCCGCCGCCGTTTCCTTTACCTTCTAAGGCGTGTTTTTCGTCTTCAAGCTGTTTAACAAGCCTTTCAAAAAACCAGTTTCTTAGGCCGATTGGTAAGTTATAAGATTCAGTAAAGCTCCAGCCACCTGAATATTTCATATAGAAGAACTGCTCGTAAACATTCTTCATATATTCATTACTTAGGCCAAAAAAACTCTGCGTTAAGCGGCACCTCCAATTCGTCACTAAACGAGCAATTACCGCAACTAAAATGAGTTTTCATTTCAACATTTGGAGCCAAGTCTTTATAAGCATCTCTTAAGAACTTAGACTCTGAAGTTGGAATGTTTTCAGCAAAATAGTTGATTGCTCTCGGCTCTGTTGTTCCCTTAACGGTTCTAACAATTCTTTTTAGTTGTGAAGTGACATTGGCCTCTGTTTTATTTCTTTTTCTCCGCTTAGTGTTTTCTTTAATCATTTCTGACTCATCATATCCGTTCAATAGTCGTATAGTGACATCAATCTTAGTTCTAGGTAATGTTAAAGAAAATATACCATTCCCAATGTGTTCTCCATACTCGCTATCAAAACCTGTATGATAGTGGCATTCATTCAGATCAAAAGAAAAATGCTCTTTAGAGCCACAAGAAGGACAGTTTACTGTAGATTCATATACGTTGCCATATCCAGAACGTCTTGAGGCAATAACAATTGCACTTCTGTCTCCAATTAACAGACTGGATGGATCAATTCTCTTGTCCTTGATAAGACTACCGATAACTCTGTCCAAAGCAACACCTTGTCTGATTAGTGTCTCTGAAGTAAGAATATCTTCTTCTTTTGCTGTCATTTGCTTAATTTCTATAACAGACTGGTTATATAGAGGATGTCCCTCTGGATAATATTTGCCTTCTGAAGGTAATTCAACAAACTCAGTTGGAACTACAAAAGAAAACATATCGCCACCACCAGCTACTTGTGGTGGTGGGCTTGTGTCTTGGGGCCTATTATCGCCCGTAAGACGGTCTTGATTTCTAGACAACATGCACCTCGCGTTTTAATTTGTCTATTTTATGGGGTAAAGAAAGTATTACCAGTACTTGTTACATGTGAACTGTTGTTGGCGGTTTCAAGCTTAGCCCAGTCGTAACGAAGAGTAATAGTAATTTCACTTAATTCATCTGAAGAATAATCTAGGTCACCAAACTTGAGAGCGGTAACAAAGGCGTTCCAAAGAGTCCAACTCTCAATTGGATTACCAGCTTCATCAAGCTGTTGAATAAGGACATTTCCAAGAGCACCAGTTGCACCGGACTTAGCCATTGATTCAAGGTCAAAAGCACTAGTGGGAGGAGAGTAACCCGCTTGCTTAACAATATCAGAAAGGGTGGCAGAAATATCTGGGTTACCTGGGTCAACTACGGTAATATCAACTGTGTCCCATTCGGTTCTACCTGGGTAGTAGAACTTATGATTTAGATATTCATGAACTGTTTCTGAAATAGTAAATCCAGGCTTGGCGGCAGTCTTTGCATACCAAAGGATAGGACCACCCTCGGGGGTAACAATATTCCCGAAACTAACTGAAAATCTAAATTTTCTTTTTGGATCTGTTAATCCAGTTTTAAAATCTTCTGACCAGAATGCCATTTGTTTAATTCTCCATTTATAATAAGTAGTTGATTAGATTTTAATCATCAAAAGAAGCACCACTAGAAGCGACAACAAAGTCAATTGCAATGAATTCGATCGCTTTTGCCGGCTTGACCATAATCTTAGCATATAGAACGTTTTGATCAACCAAGTCAGGTGTGGTGGTAGTTTCGTCAAGGAAGAGTCTATAGTCTTCGATACCGAAACGAATCTTGGTGTTAGCAAGTAGTGGTTCAACAAGGCCCTTGAAACGAGCCCAGGTGGCCTGAACATTCTGCTCAAATAGAATCTGAGTAGACAAGATTGAGATTTGCTTCTTGAGGAAGATAACTAGTCTGCGAACATTGATTCTGTCAAGGGCAGATGGTCTTTCCTGAAGAGTCTTCTGGCCGAAGAGAACGATACCAGTGCTTGGGAAAGAAGCAATTGGGTTAATTCTAGCTTCGTAAAGAAGGTCTCTATCCTTAGCTCTTAGTCTTTCGGACACACCAACAACTGGGATTCCAGCAGCACCGTCAGTTAGCCCGCCACGGTTGAATCCAGCAGGGGCAAACCAGACTTCAGAGGAACGCTCAGAAGAAGCTAGAACACCAAGGACAGCGACAGTAGGTGGAACCCAAACATTCTGGCCAGTTGCAGAATCTCTTGTCTGTACCCATGGGTAGAATGTAGCACCGTAAGAAGAATCAATCTGCCTATTCTTGAGTGAATTAGCTGAGCTTCTTGGGGTAGAGCCAATTCTTGCCGCTCTGGTATCTTTTCTTGCCTCATGTGGTGGGATGTAAACATCTGGGAGGTCGATAAGAGCAAGAGCATCAGCGCGTGACTCTGCAACTCTAACAAGGTGCTCAGTAAGTCCAGTCTTGGTTAGACCAGGAACAGTAATAAGGTTAGTGTCGATAAACTCAGCGTCAGCAACAGTGTCAATAGCACGCTTGTAGGTGTAGTAAACATAGTTGTTCTTTTCTGTCACGCCTGCACTACTCATTAATGAGTTAGCAAGTGGATCTGGCTTAGTGATATCGAAGCCATCGAAGCCACCCCAGAAAGGAGCAGTAAAGCTGTCATATCCAGCATCAAGTAGTTGTGAAGCACTTAGTGGGCTAGCAATAGTTTGACGCGAACCAGACTGGTAGTAATAGTTGCCTGAACTAACTCTAACATCGTTTAATGTGAAGATACTGCTGTATGAATCGTACCCAGTAACTGAAGTCGTTGTTGGATCATCTGGGAAGCTAGCCTGCATTAGTCTATGCATATCTATAACACTTGGGTCATTTATGGTGGAAGAGGAAACTGTTGAAGTTCTAATTCCGAAGTAAGCCTCAGTTGGGTCGCTTAGTCCATCATGAGAAGCACTCACTCTTAGAGCAACACTTGGGAAAGCAAAGGAGCAGGTTAGAGCACCAACAACTGAGGAGGAAACAACACCAGTACCACCGTGGTCACCAAGCATTTCTGAAGGAACACTTGAGGTCCCAAGTAGCAGTCTTGAGGCAAAATCACCAGAAGCACTTACGGATGATACACTCTTAATTCTTGGTGGCATATAGAAGCCGAATGGTAGGTACTTAGGATCGAGAGCACCGTCATCCATATCAGAGTTGGTCTCAACATAAACATAACGTGAAGCGTTATCGTATTCACCGTATTCTTTTAGAGTTCTATCGGTTTCAGACCACTCGTAATACTTATTACCAATGACCTTAGAGATGAAGTTCTCTGAGTTGGGATTAAGGCTAAGATTGTCGAATCTTTCTAGTACCTGAACTTGGTTGTCGTTGTCGCCAAGTGATCTTAGTACAATAGAGAATGTGCCATAATCACTTGTAAGGGTTGTGCTCTGCTTGATTCTTTCAACAGAAACCTTAACATTCTTATGCAGCCACTCACCATGGCCTCTTCCCTTTAATCTAAAAAGCTTAACAAGGTTGGCAGCGTTGAAGCTACTTGCTGCTCCTAGGTCTTGTGGAACAAACCAGCCAGCAACTGCTTCTCTTGCAGAT